ATGCCCTCTTGCACAAATCCCAGCCCTTCAAGAAATCGCCTGGTGCCGGTGCTGCCGGCCGGCGTGAACGACGTGACGCGCTCGACGCCCAACTGCACGAAAGGGTAGATAAACATCGACCGGATCGCGCCCAGGCTCAGCCAGTGCCTGGTGTCGGCCGCGCACGAAATCTGGATGTCGTTGCCGCGGTTCTCGTGGTACACCACGCCGCCAACGAGCACCCCGCCGCGCTGCACGCCGATGGCAGCGTAGGCGGTGAACTGGGTAACGTGCGGGATGCGCGCCGCCACCCAGTCGGCCACGGCCTGGTCCTGGCCAAATACGAGGTTCATAGGTACCCCCCGATGCGGAAAATGTAGGTGGTGGCCGGCCATTCGACGGCCGTTTTGTTATTCGCTATGCGCATGTGAAGCGCGCCGCAGTCGCCCACGCCCACCACGCCCTGCCAGTCCTTTTTGATATTCCCGCTGGAGGACCACGGGAACGTGCCCCAGAGGCCAGTGCCCCAGAGCGTGCCCGTATTGCCGGAAAATGTCGGCGTGGCGGTCGGGAATCGGTCTGCAAAATCCATGTCCATGCCCAGCGTGATGGACATGTTCCCGCTGGTGCGGAAGATCGGCCGCGCCATGGTCATCTGTTTTTCACGGCCGGGATAGCCGAAGTAGTTGAATGCTGTTTTGGCCGTGCCGAAGATGTAGCCGCCGTTGTCGGAAAAACCGTAGTCGGCTCGCCCCACGTAGGCGCTGTTGGCCGCGGCGCCAAGGTTGCCGCCGAAGTAGAGCCCGTTGCCCAGCGTGGCGAAGCAGTTCGCCTTCCAGCCGACAAAGCGGCACCAAGCCCCGGTGATTGTGTTCATGACGTACTGGTACTGCATGGCGCCGGCCACCTGCGGCACGTTCACCAGCAGTTTGTCGCCCGATGGGAAATACACCGGCTGCCAGCCGAAATTCGCGGCGTAGCGCTCCAGGTCGGCGCTGACCAGGTCAACAATTTTGTCGCTGATGGCCACGTTCTGCTGGCGGTCAGTCACCAGCGCCAGCGACATGGGCAGGAAGCCGTCCGAGGTCAACAGGATCACGTCCGAAGCCTTGCGCACGTAGCAGCGGCGCCCGACAGGCCGGCCGATCACGTAGCGGCCGTTCTTCACCCAACTGGCGGCCACGGCAGGGTCGGTGCCGGAATACATGACCACCTCCCCCTCTGAGGAAATGAAAATCGCATATTCCTGGACGCCGGCCGCGTTGTCGATGGTCCAGGTAGTCATGGCCATCAGGTAGCCGCCCAGGCTGAACAGGGGCGCCAGGTCGAGCGAGAGCGCGGCGCCGCCCACTGCGTTGACGGGCAAGTACCAGACACGGGCGCTGTTCTTTTCGACGAAGAAAAGCCGGTTTGCGTACTGGTTCACCTGGATAAGCGAGCGGGTGTCAATCCCGGTAATCGCAATCGGCGCGCTTACGCCGGTTACCTGCTGCCATGCGGTCCCGTTGTAGATTTGGGCGTAATCGGTGCCGTTGACGCAATAAAGGAACTGCCCGCCAGGAGTTCCCATGTTCTCGTGCTGCCAGCGGGCATTCGCCAGTCCGGACACCACGGCGGCGCCCACGGCCGCATTGGCGGTCACGTCGTAAAACGCTGTGCCGGAAGCGGCAAAGCCTTTCGAAGAGGTCGGGCCGTTCCATACCATCAGGCTTTCGACATCGGCCGGCAACCCGGTCGCCCATGGCGTGAAGCCGCGGCGCAGGGCCACGCTTGTGGTGCCTGGAAAGAAGTTGTCCAGAGTTACAGCATCCGTCGCCGACATGTCGGCCAGCGCATCACGTGCGTTCAGGCCGCCAACCGGCGCCGGCACGCTGGCGCTGCGTGCAACGGGCGCCGACTGCCGCGGCTTCATGCGTTTCTTGATCATTGGCCGTATCCGCTGTCAGGTAGGTTGTTCCAGTTGATCAGCGTATTGAGCTGCCCAGGGTTCATGCTGAGCATTGCGCTGCCGCCATCGCTGCCGAAAGCAATCGACAGGGCTGTGTTGTATTCGTCCACATAGTCGGAGCCCAGGCCCTTGGCCTTTTGGTACGCCACCTTCAAGCCCGTGATCATCAGGTTATCGGGGTAGATGCAGGTATCGGTGTCGAGCAGGAACGAGCCCTGCGCAGTGCCGGCGGCGTTGCGTGCCCAGGCGTTGCTGATGTATTCGAAGCCCAGATAATGCGCGGCGCTCAGCGCCGGCCAGATTTGCAGCATACCGCCAAGCTGGCGGAAGTTGATGCGCGGGCCGGTCGAAATATAGCCAGATTGCAGCCATGACCAGATTTGCGCGGTCACAGGGCCGATCAGGCGCCAGTGCTGGGTTTTATCCCATTGCGTGTCATCCTGCACCCGGTCATAGTCGGCCGGCATCGGGTACTTGGTTTTGCAGAAGGTGAGTTCTACCGTACCCGAGGCCGTGGCCGGCTGGTTCAGCGTGACTTGGCTGGCGCTGTCGTTGGTGAGCACGTAGGTGTCGGTGTTCATGCCGGTGCCGATCACCGCATAGGTGCTGTCCAGCCCGGTAGTGTCGGTCAGGGCAGTAACGACGGCGCTGCCGCTGGTGGTAGTGCCGGTGGCTACCAGGAATTGCGTGTTGAAGCGGTATTCAGTGCACAGCGCCTGCCAGATGTATTCCTGCTGCAATCGACGGCCAAGGCCATTCAACAGGCGCAGCAACTGCACCGTGTCGGTATTGTTCACGCCCACCACCAGGTTCGGGGTTGGAATGCCAAGCTCGCCCGTGGCGGCCTGTACGATTTGCAGCAGGGTCATCATGATTTAGCGCGTCCGTTTCTGGGTGGATACTTGGCCGGCGTCTGCTGCTGGTGCAACTGGTGCCGGGGCGATGGCGGTAGTGGCGGCCAAGGCCGCAAAGCCGCTCTGCATCTGGGCGCGCATGGCGTCCATTTCGGCGCGCAACTTGGCGTTTTCCTCTGCTGCTTCAGCCAGGGCCTGCGCGGTTTTGGTTTCTACGGCTTCACCGGAAGCCATGCGCAGGTAGGCACGTGCGGCATCGCGGAAGGCATGCGGCGACTGGCCGGCGATCATGCCAAGCGCCTGTATTTGCTGGTCCGAGGCGTTGGCCACGTCATCGACGGACAAGAACTTGATGCCGCGCAGTTCTTCCGCCATGGCCGGGGTGATGCGCGGCCACTGGTCAATCGGGGTCTTGCCGATCAGGCGCTGGTCGCCGGCCATCTTGTTTTGGTAATGCGCCCAGTGCCGCGGGAAGCGCTCGATGTGGTCGGGGCGCACCGCGGTGTCGATGATATTTTTATCGTCGCCAGGCAGTTGAATGCGCACCATGTCGCAGTCGGTGAAGATCGGGCGCGCCTGTTTCTCGCTCTCGAAATTGTTTTTGATGGGCTTGCTGTAGAACATGACCGTTAGGGACCTGTCAGGGTTCGATGCCCCGACAAAATCAGGGTTGGCGATATCGGAGGCGATGAATTCAGGCATGGTAGTGCTCCTTCAAGTAGTTGAGGTGTGCGTGTGTGGAGGCGCGGATTAAGCGCCCAGAATTGCGTAAAAATTGCCGTCGCCCTTGGCGATGAACATACCGGCCTTGCCCGTGGTAATGGACACGGCGGCATTGGCAGCAGCCAGGCCGATGGCAAATCCAACAGGCGGGTACACGCTAAGCGTGCTGGCACCTTGGTTGGCGATAACGATCACGTCACCGATCAGCACCTGTCCACCAGTGGCAGGCAGTCTGGCGCCAGTCGATGCGGCCGTGGTGGTGAACTCGGTAAAACTGGCGGTCACAGCATAGGCGCCGGCCTGGTCTGCACCCGTGGCGGTCTTGGCCATTTCGCGGAGGCCGGCAATCGCGCTGGCCGCCTGGGAAGACAGGCCGGAGCCCATCATGGTTTTCTGAAATCCTGGCATTTCGTTCTCCTGAAGTTGGGAAGCAGGGGCCGAAGCCCCCGCGCTCACTGGTTAGTCGATCTGACCCTGGTGGAACGGATAGGCGATCTGAACGATAGCCAGGCCGCTGGACGGCGTGCCGGTGGTGGTCGAGAACTTGGCATTGACGATCTGCTCGTTTGCCACGTCCGCGTCATCCACGCTGCCAGGGGTGGCGGCCAGCATGAACACTTCAGCGCCAACCACAGCGGCATTCGGTGCCTTGACAGCAGCCGCGCCGCGCACCTGGTACCAGCCGTACTGGCTGGCGACGTTGGCCGACATGGCGACGGCGACAGGGCCGATACCGGCGGTTGCCGGTGCCAGGGCGGTCGTACCCAGGGTCTGGTCGTAATCGACCAATGAACCGATGGCGGTGGAGGCGATGCCTTTCAGGTAAATGAAAGTGCCCTCGCCGTAGGTTGGGTCAACAGCATCGACCAGCATGCCAAGAACATGGTTCTGGGTGGTGTCGGTCACTGCGATGGGCTGGAAGCCAGCCAGCGGATTTTGTACGGTATATGCCACGATATTGCTCCTTGAAGTTTGGAAGACCCCCGCCTAAGCGGGGCTCTGGTGCTTATGCCTTCAGCAGGCCCTGGAACTGCGAGCCGCGCATGGTCAGGTTGCCGGCCCAGCCGTACAGCTTGACGATGGCGTCCTG